TTAGAAGTTTGTCTCTAATTTGAACAAGTGTTGCTAGTGGAGTTGTCGATGCCATCTAAAAAAGTTTATTTGTCAATTTATATAAAAAAAGTCTCTTCGGAACTACCAAAACCGAAGAGACTTTCCTTTTAACCTTATAACTACCGACTGCGATATTAGTTGCTATATATTTTATCACGAAAAAAAGCAGATAATAAACATAATAAAAGCCAATAAAAGCCTCCTGTCAAATTTGTCTTACCACCAACTCTCAGAGGTTTGCCGAGTTCTTTGTCTTTTCGGCTTTCTTTGTTGTTGCTCGGTCATTGGTTTTGCACTCATTCTGTCAACTCTGGCGATTCCAATAAACTTACTTAACGCTCTTGCCATACATTCGCAGTCAAAATAGTGGTCGCCTCGGCTTCTCTTCATCTTCCTGACTGTCTTTATATGACCACTTCTGTCAGTCTCCTTCGCCCAGTAAACTGCAAAGAGTTGGTCATAGTATTCTTTGGGAGTGTCAGCAAAAGTGAAGAACCCTGACATCTGTTGAGACCTTAGTTTTGCAATTTCAGCTTCCCAAATATTCTTATCAATATGTAAATAAAGGAACTTCCCTCTTCCTGCTCGGCCTTTGTTGTCTCCTGTAAATGGGTCTTTTTGCTGCAAGCGATAAGGTTCGGCCATTGTTTTCCAGCCTCTCGATCCGAACCAATGCGTTCTTCTTTTAAAGACTTCTTCATAAACCTCCTGAGTTCTGTCTCCTGCACAGTCAATGATTGCCTTATGGCATTTGTTGTCCTCGAATATCTTATCCAAGTCAACAAATGAAGCCACGCTGCCAAAATCGATCAGGTAACTTTCTCCACTTGATTCAAAACCTCGAACAATAAATCGGAAGTGATCGGTTTGAGTATCGACTGCCAAGATTCTAAAGTCTCCTTTTAGTTCTCCTCTTTCATAATTAGATTCTAAAACATTCGCTTCGTTCTCATCCTGATTAACCCAATCTTCTTTCCAAGCCTCTGCCAAGTTTCCCTGAACAAACTTCTTCAATCCATAAATACTTGAACTGACCTGAAGCCAAGCGACAATCAAATCAGCGAATGTCATTGCAGGAGAATATAAAGAATTTAAATGATAACTCCGATGACCTGAGGGAGCATTCGGATTCATTTGTCTCCACTCTCCCTTCTTTATCATTGTCGGCTTGTGAGCATCGAGAATCTTGAAGTCACAATGTTGGCAACGATAGTGAGCAGAGGATGCAACCTTTATAAAATCATAAGAGCCGTCATCCATCTTTGAGTCTTCATCGAATCCGATTCCATATCTCATCTTTCCTTCCTTGTCTTTCTGTCTCCATTGGAACTCGATCATCTCTTCGCATTCAGGACAAGGCATAAAATATTTCCTCTGATCTCCATAAATATATTCTTCCCATATTCCTCCCTTCTCTTCCTTCGGAGTTGATGTTTGAATAATTTTATATTCTCGCCTTCCCTTAATCCGTTCGAGTGCTGCGAGTCTTATGTCAGGATCAATCTCATCAATCTCATCTAATACCAAGTAAGCGACAGGAGCAGACTTAACATTGTTCTCGCTTCCTGCTCCTGCAAAAGTCAGGACACAGTTCAGGAACTCCTGTCTCATATTTGTTATCTTGTCGGTATCAATCTTCCCTGAAGAAGCAGAGATTGGACATTGGTCTCGCAATGGTTTACAATCTTCCATAAAAGGAAGCCACCTTCCCTTTGAAAAGTTTCTCGCATTCTCAGCCGAAGGCATAATCCAAAGAGTATCTTTCGGAAACTCTGACAATAGATAAGCAACTCCTGCATACATTGTCGTTGTCTTTGAACTTTGCGATCCCCAACAGAGAGTCACTTTGTTGACCATCGGATCAACCAAAGCGTTTAAAGGTTCTTGAGCGTAGGGAAATATTTTTAACGCTCCTGACAGTTCTGAGATGTTAGCTCTCAGGACACAGTTGTCATAAGCCCACTCGACAGGAGAAGTGAGTTTTCGAGGAGCGAACAGTCTCGCCAATTCATCGGACAATGAAGCCATTCTTTAAAGCAAATTGTTTAGCGTAGGCTTCCAAATCTTTTTCGGCAGCTTTTTCAAATGCTTTGATGTTACCATTCAACGCTCTTGAGAAAGCAAAGATTCCTCCTGAGTGAGGATTCAATGCAGATTGAGCCTTTGATGAAATTGTGATTTCATAATCTGTTTTTGAAGATTTACTTTGGAAGCCCTTGACTGCCCTTCCGAGTTCAGGATCAGTAATTGCTTTCATTGCTTTGCCGATTCCTCTTGTGTTGGCGATTGGAATCCTGAGCTTCTTTAATATTTCAAGAAAGGATTTTTTGCCTGCGTGAATCCGAGCCTTCTTATATTTTAACTGTTGAGTCTTTGTTGCCTTTGCTTCCCTAACTGCTTTATTGATTCTCGCTCTTAGCTGAGATGAAAGAGTAGCTTGTTGACCTGCTTGTCTTCCTGTTCTCAAAACTGTCTTTCCGACATTCTTTAATCTTCCGTCTCCATTGACTTTGATCCATCTGTCTTTTTGCCAACCTGAACCATTATACCAAACCTGACCATCCTTTGCGACTGCAATCAAATCTCCGTCTCTTGTCTTGTAAGGTTTGCGAAGCATCCGATTTACATCTTCTGTAATCTTCTTAGCTGAAGAACCTTTTGTTAATTGTGCTGACCTTGTAAGGACTGCCGATGTAACTCCTCGTATAACATCTTTATAAGATGCTCCTGTCTTTTTGCTCAATGCTCTTATCATATTATTGAAGCCCTGAGCGTTTATGTTCATTCGTGTTGACATCTATAAAAGATTAAAATGTAAAGCATCCCTCTCATAAACATATCCAACTGTTTTGTTTATGATGGTTCGATTCGAGAACTCTGTTGTCTTCGGCATTGCTCTCTCCTCCCATTCAAAGTCGTGTTTGTTCGCATCCATCTTGCTAATGTTCCAAGCCCAACAATGTCCTCCAAATTCTACAATGTAAATAAACTCTCTTCCTGACTCCTTAGCCTTCGGAAGATTAGAATCGTATTTGGAACGCTCAAAGAGCCAAGAGTCATAACGCTTGTCTCTGCATTTGATTTCGATAATATAATTATCATTCTCGCAATCAAAAGTCTCAGTCCTGTGAGTGTCTTTTAGTTTTCCCATTTTCGGAAATGCCTTTCCAAGTGATTTAATTACTTTGTCTTCTTTACGCTTCGCCACTATTGTCCTTCATTATTTTCTCAATCTCAGCGAAGACTCTATCGTCTAAGCCATTGCGAACTGCAAGTTCTGCAATGTTTGGATTTTGGGGATTTGCTTGAGATGCTATTTGCCTTGGTAAGGCATCAAGCAATCTTCTTAGAGGAGTTAGTAGTTTTATAAGTTTCTCAGTCGCTTCCGATTCAGGAATTAAATTATCTCTCTTTTGTTGCAATTCGATTTCTCGAATCTGTGCCATCGCATTCTCTCGCCTCTCTTGTGCTGCGATCAGCTTCGCCTTCAGATCGTGAATGTCGGCTGCAGTATATTCCTTCCCATCGACTGCGACTCTGCCTGATCCTTTGCCTCCAAGTTCTCGCTCCTGAAGCCACAGTTTCCAATCCTCGATCTTTTTAGAATCCTTTGGACAGTCAGGATGGGTTGTCCTCCACTTGGACATTGTGACAGGAGTAACGCCTAGCTCTGAGGCTATCTGTGACCAAGTTGGTTCTTTCATTTTATATTGTTAAATTTATTTTAAAAGGTTTTGCGACAGAAAGTCTCAAAAATGCAGAGGCTCGCTTGTGCCTTGCTTTTGTATTCGTTTTTATAGTACCTAAGTTATCCCCCTGCCCCTAGGTAGCCCCCTAGTAGCCCTAGAATCGCTTTTCAGTCTTTTTGAATATCTCACTCCATAGGTCTCCTCTTGAGGACTTCTCCGACAACCTCGCCCAATTCAGGATAAATTGATTTTATGATCTGAACATCCTCTTGAGCGTTTTGCAGCCAAGCTTGTCTCTTACAGGGTAATCCTTTGGAGTTTATATGCCTTGCTCCCAAGGTTTCTAGGGAGTCCGACAGAGATTTTCCTTCGCCTAATAGGTCGAGGAGTAATCTGTAAGCTCGCATTGATCTGCGTTGGATAGCTGCCAATCTATTCACTAACCTAGCCCCAGAGGGTAGCCTAAGCTTTGAACCTTTGTCGATGTCGTCTAACTCCTGAAGCCTAGTGGCTATCTCTGAAACAATCGAATGATGATCAGGTCTTGGATCAGGGACTTGCTCTGGGTAATCCATTGCCTCGACTAAGTTCACAGTCTTCATTAAACGCTGTTGTCTTCAGGAATGTTCTCGATGCAGGGATTGCTGATTAGTTGTTTGATAGAAGTGTGCCTGACATTCCAAGACTCGCAACCTTCCATCACTCCTCCATCGTCAATCTGAGATTCGGTCATTGCTGCCTCTCTCTGTAAAAGCCTAATCCCTCGCTTGAAGTTTTTGGAGACAATGGCTTGTTGTTGTTCTAGCTCTTTGATCGCTAGGTTGGTTTCTCTCAAATCTCTGAGAGCATTCAATTCTTGAGTATTGTCCATAATGATCATAACTAATAAAGTTAAACCTGATGTCAAATCTGTCACAGTTTCCAAAACCTAGGAATCTTGGAACTGTTTCCTCCGACTGACTTGAAGTCGGTGGAAACAAGTTCCTTGGAATTTTCTTCCATATTACTATATAGACTGGAAGAAATTTCCAAAACGCTTGGAAAAGCATTGGAAATTTGACTCTAAGTCCTTGCAATTAGGTAAACTTACAAATTTCCAAGGCTCTGGAAAATGCCCTTTTTCGAGGATAGCCGTTTCCAAGCAATTTCCAACCACTTTGGAAACAAAAAAAGACCCTCCGAAGAGAGCCTTTTGTTTGTATTTATTTAACCTTATTTTACTAAAATCTTTCAATGGCAGTATATCTATCAGAGAGTTGTTGCCTCAATTCTTTTGCCTTGTTCCAAGTTTCGCAATAATGTTTAGTTCCGACAACACAATTATAGACAAGGAATCCTTTCTCATAGGCTTCGATTGTTGCCCATCGAGAGCGTAAATAATAAGTTTTAATAAGGTCTCCTTTTACTTTGAGAGTGTCATATTCATTCCACTCAGGAAGTCCGAAGGCTTCGTTAATTGCGTTAGTTTTTGCGTAATAATTTTCCATAGTGTTTTTATTTTTAAGGTTAAATAATTGAAATATAAGGAGTTTTACTAATTTCAATGGCTTCACTTTCCGTCATTGATAATGCTTGTTTTTTATCAAAGTGGCGAACGCTTTTTAATAAAAAATGATCTTTAGTAACGACAACCCAACTCTTAACTCCTAAGACTAAGACTTTATTTTCGGTTAGTTTACTAATACCATCTTCGTAATTTTTTGCTAATATAACTTTCATAAGTGTTTTTTAATAAGGTTAAATTTGATTATGCTTATAAGTTACGAAATAACTTATTTGATGTCAATAAAAAGTTTAACT